ATCGCTCCACTTCCAACACAGGCGGAGACAACGCCATCTATCCACATTGGAATATACAAGAAGGACAAGAAGCAGTAATTAGATTCTTACCAGATAAGGATCAACACAATACTTTTTTCTGGACTGAAAGGAACATGATTAAATTACCTTTTGCTGGAATTAAAGGACAGACTGATTCTAGACCAGTACAAGTACAAGTACCGTGTATGGAAATGTATGGAAAAACTTGTCCTGTACTAACAGAAGTTAGACCATGGTTCAAAGATAAAAGCATGGAGGACATGGGTAGAAAATACTGGAAAAAGAAAAGTTATATTTTCCAAGGTTTTGTTACAACTAATCCCTTAAACGAAGAAAACCAACCTGAGAATCCTATTAGAAGATTCATAATTGGTCCACAAATCTTTAACATCATTAGATCTGCGTTACTTGATCCAGAAATGGAAGAGTTACCAACTGATTCAGTTAAAGGTGTAGACTTTAGAATTACTAAAACATCAAAAGGTGGTTATGCTGACTACTCAACTTCAAAATGGTCAAGAAGAGAACGTGCATTAGACGAGGCAGAGAGAGCCGCAATTGAAACGCATGGTTTGTTCAACTTATCAGACTATAGACCAAAAGAACCAACTGATGCAGAAGTAAAAATAATTAAAGAATTATTTGAGAAATCTGTTGACGGTGAGGCTTATGATCTAGAAAAATATGGACAGTACTTTAGACCTGCAGGAACATCTGCACCTAAGACAAGTACGCCAGAAGCAAGTAAACCAGCACCTGTAGAATCAACAACATCCACGCCAGAAGTGAAACCGGTAGAAGCACCAGCAACTACACAAACGGAAACTTCAGCACCAGCAACTCCAAATGGAGATAGTGCTAAAAGAGCCGAGGATATATTAAAATTGATTCGAAGCAGACAAAGTCAATAACAATAAATTACCAGACCCTGGTTTTCAATTGACGATCAGGGTCTAGTATGCTAATATAAGGTACGATATGACAAAAGTATTTGATGCAACAAAGTTTAGAAAAAGTATAACAAAGTCTATACAAGGACTTGGCATAGGATTTAGTGATCCTACAGATTGGATAAGCACAGGAAACTATGCTTTAAATTATTTAATATCAGGAGATTTTAACAAAGGAATTCCCCTAGGCAAAGTATCAGTACTTGCCGGTGAGTCTGGTGCAGGTAAATCATATATTGCATCAGGCAACATTATTAAGAATGCACAAGATCAAGGCATATTTGTAATATTAATTGATTCAGAAAATGCATTAGATGAACAATGGTTACAAGCATTGAAAGTAGATACATCGGAGGATAAACTTTTAAAATTAAGTTTATCGATGATAGATGATGTAGCAAAGACTGTATCAGAGTTCATGAAAGGTTATAAAGAACAACATTCAGATAGTAAAGAAGAGGCACCTAAAGTATTGTTCGTAATAGACAGTTTAGGTATGTTGCTTACACCAACAGATGTTGATCAGTTTGAGAAAGGTGAAATGAAAGGTGACTTAGGTAGAAAGCCAAAGGCCCTTACTGCACTTGTAAGAAACTGTGTGAATATGTTTGGTAGTTGGAATGTAGGACTTGTAGCAACTAATCACACATATGCATCTCAAGATATGTTTGATCCAGATGACAAAATATCAGGTGGACAAGGATTCATTTATGCAAGTTCAATTGTAATTGCAATGAAAAAACTCAAACTTAAAGAAGACGAAAAAGGTAACAAGATATCAGATGTTAGAGGTATAAGAGCCGCTTGTAAAGTAATGAAAACAAGATATGCAAAACCATTTGAAAGTGTTCAAGTTAAAATACCTTACGATACTGGTATGGATCCGTATAGTGGACTAGTGGATTTATTCGAAAAGAAAGGTATACTAGTGCAACAAGGAAATAGATTGAAATACATTGATACGAACGGAAAGGAGCATCTAGAATTCAGAAAATCTTGGGTTGGAGATAAATTAGATATGTTGATGAGCGATTTTGATAAATTATCAACAACAACTGAACAAACAGTTGAAGAACCCAAGGATGAATAAATGGCAGAGATGACTCACGAGGATATCGAACGTATTTGGAACTCATTTTCACATTACATACCAGAAAGAAATAAGTTAGATGGAGCAGTTGACTTTATTAACACACTGAGAGATATTGGTGTTGATGATAAAGAACTTAAAGCATCATCAGATTACGACCCTAAATTAGAAGAAGCGGTAAACATGGTATTTGAAGATGACGAAGAGGATTACGACGATGACGAATTGGTATACTAAAGTAAGTAAAGATATTTCATTGATACCAGAGTGTATCAAACATTTCGAAACAGAATATCAACAGGCACGAAAAGAATGTTCTATATGGGGTAATTTAGAAAAAGCATCTGCTTCTATGCCTGGTGTAGTTGAACAACGATTTAATCAGTTACAAGAGATTGAAGCAATCTTAGAATATCTAAATATTGAAAAAAGAAGATTAAGATCTAAAACTTTCAAAAAGTTTTTAGAAAATTATAACAGGGCACTTACTTCACGTGATGCTGACAAGTATGTCGATGGTGAAGCAGATGTAGTAGATTTAGAGAAAATTATTAATGAATTCGCATTATTAAGAAACCAATGGCTAGGCATCACCAAAGGGTTAGATCAGAAACAATGGCAAATCACAAACATTGTTAAACTTAGAGTAGCGGGGATGGAAGATGCCACAATCAAATAGAATAATATTAACAGACGTAGACGGTGTACTGCTAGAATGGGAAAACCATTTTACTCAATGGATGTTACAAAGATCTTATTTTGAAGACGAAGTAGGAGAAGGTTATGTAGGTAAAAGAGTTTACCCATACACATTATTAGACAATACACAGAACACATACGAGATGGCAGAGAGATTTGGACTAACCAAAACTGAGATTAGAAAAGAAATCAGAGAATTTAATAAAAGTGCATGGATGGGTAATCAATCACCAATGTTAGAATCTCAAACTTGGGTAAAATTGTTAGCCGCAGAGGGTTGGACTTTTATACCAATCACATCACAAACTTCTGACATACCTGCACAACTTTTGCGTAAGAAAAGATTGGGAGAATTATTTGGAGATCATATTTTTAAAAATTATCATATTTTAGATACAGGAGCAAACAAAGATTCTGCTTTATCCGAGTTTCATAACACAGGCCTATATTGGGTCGAGGACAAGCCTGCAAACGCACTAGCAGGTCTCAAATACGGTTTAAAACCTATATTAATTAGTCACCCATACAATCAAGATTTTAGTCACCCTGATATTATCCGTGTAAATAATTGGAAAGATATACACGGAATAGTAGCAAGATGAAAATATATGTAGGACACGATAGTCGAGAAGACATAGCATATCAGGTATGTGAACACTCTATCAAAAGAAGAGATCCTTCAGCAGAAGTTATTCCATTAAAACAAAAACAAATGCGTGATCAAGGCCTTTACACAAGACCGGTTGATAAACTTGCTTCAACAGAATTTACATTTACAAGATTTTTTATACCCTATCTAAACGACTTCAAAGGTTGGGCAGTGTTTTGTGATTGCGATTTTTTATGGAAGATACCATCACACGAACTTGTAAAATACTGTGACAACTCAAAAGCAGTTGTAGTAGTACAACATGACTACGCACCAAAAGAAACAACTAAGATGGACGGACAAGTACAAACAGTGTATCCACGTAAAAATTGGTCAAGCATGGTGCTTTGGAATTGCGAACATCCTAAAAATAAAATACTTACACCAGAATTACTTAACGAAGAGTCTCCAAAATTCCTACATAGATTCAGTTGGTTAGATGATAACGAAATAGGATCTATGCCACCCGAATACAATTGGTTAGTTGGTTGGTACAAAGAACCAAATGATGGAACTCCAAAAATACTGCATTACACAGAGGGCGGTCCGTGGTTTGACGGATATCGTGATTGTGAATATGGTGACGATTGGAAGAAAGAATTAATAAATCTTTTTAGTTCATAATGAATACATACTCAGTACTACAAAAATTTAATCCAGCAACCGATTATTTTACGGATCCTTATCCTCATATTATCATCAAAAATTGTCTACCTACACAAACTTACGAATTGCTTTATGAAAACTTTCCAGTACAGACTATAAAAGATAAGTTTCCATTAATGGAAGGACATACATGGAGAGGAAATGCTAATGAATTTTTAGGCGAAAATAAAATAGAAATTAAACAACCATGGTTTGATTTTTTAACATATCATACTTCTCATGATTTTTATAAAAACATACTTAAAATATTTGAAAACGAAATTAAAGATGAAAACTATTATAATAATATTGTAAACGAAATACCAGGAATCAGGCATAGTCCTGGCCAAAGAAATGTTGTTACTGATTGCCAGTTTGTTGTTCACAAACCTGTTACTGTTTCAACTAGAACTTCACATATTGATAATCCAGTTGAGATGTATGCTGGACTTTTATATATGAGACAACGGGGTGATAATGCAAAGGGCGGAGATTTTGTTGTATACGATTCTGAACCAGTGAGTAGTGTAATTGCAAAAACAGGAAGGCAAATACCTAAAAGTCATGAAATAAAAGAAAGTAAAACAATAAAATATAAGGAAAACACTTTTGTTATGTTTTGGAATTCAAACAAAGCAGTACACGGTGTCACTCCACGTATAGATCCAGGACATGACAGACTGAGTATTAATATAATTGCTGAAGTGATGAAAAGAAATAGACTCTTTAATTTAAATCAAATCACCGAGTAAAGTCCATGCAGTTCCATTCTGCATTTCTTCCATATTAAAATTGTTATAAGCAAGTGAACTAAACAAAGACATTCTATCACCATATATAGGCGTTTCAATTTTTGTAAAGTCAGTTTCGGCAATAGGTGTTGCTCCACAGTTATTTGGGTCACAAAATACAGGCACACCGTTAGTAAAACTTTCAATCATGGTGTTACTATTATAGGTAACACAGGCAAAGTATTGCGACCAATCTATTGCTCCTGAAGTTTTATTTGTGGGTAAGTCTACTTTAATTGTAGCACCTACGTGATCTTTAGTAACAGCCGGATTATATGGTTTATCCCTTATAACCAGTTCTCTATCTGTATTTTCACGCAATATTTTAACGGTATTTTCTAGCCAGTCCGTTACACTAAAGAAGTCTGAAATCGCGTTTGTAGGGGGCAGTATGAGGATCTTAGACCCCCTTTTACTCCATGGTTTGATGTCTTGTTTGAAGTATTTTTCATAACGATCACTAGGTCTGTTAAACAGTTTAGTTTGACAATGTCCGTTTTTAGTAATACGTAACCAGTATGGAAAGTCATGAGCATACGAAAAATATCCATGATCCATAAAATAAAAATCTCGTTTTTCTTTCTCACACCATTTGTATACTTCTCCTGACCCTGCTAGAATTCCATACATAGTTAAGTTTTCTTCAGGAAGTTCTTTTAAATCCCTCCATTGGTATATTTTAAAAGGACCGGGTGTACCTTTTACAAAAGATTCCACATATCGTTGTGTTCTCGGTTTCGTGGTGTGAATACCTGCTATCATTTATATTCCTCAATAAATTTTTGTAATAATTCAACATCTGCGTTTAGATGTCTTTGTCTAATTTTTGTCCAAACATAATCATCTCTATCATTAATTACTAAATGTTTTCTTACTTGCTTTCCTGTTTCGTCAAATATTTTTCTTGCTTTAATTGTAACATTTGGAAAAAATAAGCATCTATTAAGTTTTCTTGAAACCTTTTGCGTATATGTATCTACGTACCAATGCCAGAAAAATGGTGGCACAAAATAACCTAATGTATCTATCCAATTTTTGTGAACTAGAAAATGAGGAGAAGAGAAAGGAATATCTCCTATCAATGTAGGGCCTTTTGCTTGTAATAATTTTTTAGGTTTATTTTTTTCTTTTCCGTCATAAGGAATAGCCATTAAAATTTTATCTGGATAATCATTAAAACCATCTGTCATAATCTTATCCCAATGCTTTGTTTTAAATTGGATATCGTCTCCTGCTAAGAATACATAATCATATTTGGCTTTCTCTGCCATTAAATTCCAACTGTAACAAGTTGATCTATTTGGACCAATAGAATAATGTTTTTTATCAATCGTATCTTGATACTCGTCCAACATAGGATCATCATCATTAAGGTATATTAAAAATTCAATATCGGAGGCGGCTGTTTCGTAAGCAGTATCAATCATTCTCTTTGCGAGTTCTGGACGTCCTCTAGATGGGCAACTTATTGAAATCATATTAATTTGTTTTTCCAAGTATTAGGTGTTTTATCATTTATAATTTCTAAAGGTAAATGATATTGAAACTTTTTAGTTCCTCTTAATCTAATATAGTCCGCAGTTTTTTTAACTGCTGTCCTTAAATTTGTAGACGTTTTATACCCTAATAATTGACGTGCTTTATCAGATGAGCAGGTTGCAAGTTTAACTTCTTGCGGTCTGTCTAAATGATACTCAGGATCTAAATTTATACCTGTTTCGTTTGCACACATTTCTGCTAATCCGTTGATAGTTGTTGATTCTTCGTCTGGTCCAATATTAATCACTTCACCAACCACGTTATCCTGAAAGGCAAGTGCGTTCAAACAATACAAACAATCATCTATATAACTAAAACATCTTTTTTGTTCTCCATCGCCATATATGATAGGTTGTTTACCTTGTAACATCCTGTTTAACATAATCGACATTACGTTTCTAAATGGGTCGTCATACTTTTGTCTCGGGCCAACTATGTTATGTGGTACAGCAATAACATATTCCATTCCGTGTACCTCACATAAATTTTTCAATACATCCTCCCCGGCTTTCTTTGCAATACCATATGGATCCTGTGGTTTACAATCATATTCTTCTTTGAATGGTGTTTGATTTTCTCCATACCTTGCCATACTTGAACAATACACAAAACGTTTTACTTTATTCTTTATAGCGGCAGTCACAGTTGCAACTGATGCCTCAAATATATTTTGTGTTACAAGTACAGGAGAAAAAACTGAAAGGCCTTCATATGCCGTTGCGGCTGTATGATAAACTATATCACATCCTTCCATGGCTTTTGTAAGTTTTTCTAAATCTTTACAATCAACTTGATGAAACTCAACATCTTGTGGTACATTATCTACATATCCTCCAATCATGTTGTCGTTGCCAGCAACTTTATGCCCATTTGCTATCATTAAATCTGCCAAATGAGAACCTAAAAATCCTGCAACACCTGTAATAAAAATCTTAGCCATTTTAAATAATTATCGGCAATATACCTTGTCAGGCCAAATGTTGATCATCTCGTGAAAGCCTAACTCTTTTAAATATCCTTCTATCTGCTGATTGCTTGAACCATATTTTTTTGTATTATTGTTAAGTTCTATCATTAAAAGATTAGTGTTTGTTAAAGTTTCTTTTGCACCTTCTAAAACTTTCATCTCATAACCTTCAACGTCAATTTTTATGAGATCAACATCTGTCCAACCAAACGAATCAATAGTCTTAACTGGAATTTTACCCTGTGATTCTTCTATCCTAATCGCCTGAGTAAAGTCATCATTAGTCATGCTTAGGAATCCTTCTTTGTCACCTAAAGCATATATGAACGGATTAACATTAGGATACCTACCAGCATTTCTTTCTAAGCATTTAAAATTTACTGTATTAGGCTCAAATGCTTTTATGCTATCAGCAAATTCGTACATTTCAGATGCCCAAGTTCCGCACCATGCACCTACATCTATAACAGTTCGAAATTTTTTTTGTTGAGATGTACACCATTCTTTAAATTTTATTAAACATTTATTTTGTGTAAACGGTTGTCCAGATTTCCATTCTTCTATATGTATGTCGTTCTCTGGTACCCAAAATTCATTTACTTTAACTATCATAATATTCTTTTATTATACTGACAGCAGTACCATTAGCAAATTCTTCTGGTGTGAATTGTTGGTATGCTAACGAACATAACCATTGATATGAGTCAACAAACTTTGGATTTTCAATAGAACTTAAATCTGTTGAACCTACAGGTGTAGCAAAACTTTTCTCATGACAAAAAACAGGTACACCGTTACATATTGATTCTATTGCACTGATAGAACAAGAAGTTACACAGGCCCATGCGTCCTTTAAATCTTCTTCAATGGTTATCTTTGCTTCACTAGGTCCTGATGTTCCTCTGCCTCGAGGTTTTTCTCTTATTTTAATTGGTCTATCTGTATGTTTTTTAATTTCTTTAATTGTATCATCTAACCATGTAGTCTGCTTAAGATACATATGAATACCTGCAGAACTAGGACAAATTAAAATATATTTTCCATCTCTTGTTGGTGGATTTACTTTGATACCAAAAGAGTCAAATCTTTTTGAATCACAATTAGTTAATAGTTTTGCATGAATGTTATTTCTACATATACGCCACCAATGGTTGTCCGGCTTTAAATTTTTATTATTAAATCTACCAAAATATGGAGTATCTGTAAACCAAAAATTATCTTTGCGTTCCTCAAGTTTATGAACTAGTTTAAGATTATTATTAACAAAACCCCAAAACATACTATTATCAAAAGGATCTGTTGCTTTTCCGTTATCCAGTGTTTGGTAAGCAGTGGGCCAAGACTTCATTACACCCCCAAATACCTCCCAGGCTTTGCTGTTTAGATTTTCCATAGGTGCATAAATTGTGAGCATAGTTATATTGTAATTAAATAATTGAAATTATGCAAGTTAAAAATATCGAAAGTATTCAGTATTTCCATGACAAGTTTGATGTTATTGATTATCCTCAAAAATATTTAAACTTTGAAACACACTCTACCTATCTTGCTGAGTTTGAAGATTGTATGGTTCATACCTGGCCTTTCTTAATAACCAAAATGGGTGGTTTAATATCAGAACACGTATGGCCGCTAACATGGAAACAAAAGAATAAATTAGGACCTCGGCAAGGAATATATCCTAAGTGGGGTGAAAGTGTTGATGTCAACATTCCTTTGCCTACACAAGAATTCACAGACACAAATAAATTTGTATGGTTGCCAATAGACGTTTCCTCTGGCAATAACCCATGGCACATATGG